CGGGCAGCTTTACGGATATCCCCGAAGTGAATCCTCATTTGTTCACCATTGTCGGCATCATGGGACAGACTGGCGGGAATGCAGGGTGTATCGACCCCGCAGATGTTCCGAATGAAACGCAGGAAGAAACGGAATCCGCTGGTCAGATTCGCAGAAGATGCCAAGCCCACTCGCGCCAAACTTGAAACCGCCTCGACGAAAGAAGCGCATGAACGGCGGGCGGCATTCATGGAAGCAGAAGGCGAAGCGCATGAAGCGGAACTGATCAAGGACATCGTTCGGGTTGCTGATGCAGAATGGAACACGCACAAAGGAACCTGTTCACGCGCCAGATACAAGAAATTTGGATGGTTCCCTGAATCGGTTGTGTTCGACTTCTTCGGGAATCACGAAGAATTCCAACGGGCGGCAGGTCTGCGCGACCACCGCACAACAAGCAAATTCAGGGACAAACGCGCACGGCTCAAGACCGAAGAAAGAATTGCCAAATACATCAAAGCAACGGTCATGCCTTGGGCGGGGGCATTTGACCGCAAACACGCCAACGATTTCAACCTTCTTGTTGGGTCTGATTTTCACGGGGAAGAATGTGACCCATTCGCCCTCGCAGTTTTCATCGATACAGCAAAACGGGTTCAACCTGAAACGATTGTTTTGAATGGCGATGTTGTTGATTTCGTCGAAGTTGGACGGTGGTCAAAGAACCCCCGCCGCCTTCTTGACCTTCAACGCGAAATAGATTTCACGCGGAAGCATATCCTGGAAGCCATCAGAGAAGCCGCACCCGCTGCACAAATTGACCTGGTGATTGGCAACCACGAATATAGGCTGATCAGATACCTTGCAGACACCGCGCCAGAATTGGCTTCATTGCGATGCCTGGATTTCGCTGAACTGTTTGGACTCAAGGAATTGCGCATCAATCTAGTTCTGAACGATGCACAGCTTGCGCCAGCTGAAAAGGACAAACGACAAATCCCCCGCCAGTCTTGGAAAGTCTACGGGGGATGCTTTGTGGTCACGCACGGAACCAAGGCGGGCAAATTCCCCGCAGAAAAGGAGCTGTCACGGTTCGGGATTTCTGGTTGTTCGGGTCATGTTCACCGCCCCCAATATCATTCATTGCCAACGCTGGCGAACCCGAACGCCGATTGGTTCACAACGGGGATGATGGCGAAGAATGAGATTGCAGACGGCGAAGGGCATGGGGCTAACTTCAAGCAAGGGCCGTCATCTTGGAGCGTGGGATTCGCCTTGGTTTCTATATTCTCGAACGAGGGAATCGCCATCCCTCAACCCGTTCTGTTCAAGAATGGAATCGCGACCGTTGCGGGCAAAACTTACAGGGAGAACAAATGACCACCGAAGAAGGGCGACTACACGGGCGACAAACACTTCACAGGCTGACGGAAGAAACACCTTCGGCGCACCCCGCCCGCGTCATATTCTGCAAACTGTCCGAAGATTGTTGGGCGGAAACCTACATCATGGACGAAGGCGAAAACACCGCACGATTCATCATTAGGATTCAAAGGGAAATGGATGACGACTTCGTGAAGGGAACCATCGCGCACGAATATGCCCATTGCCTTTCCTGGTATTGGGAAGACGCAGATCACGGCCCCGCGTTCGGGTTAGCATTCTCAAAGGTCTGGTCATTGTTGTTTGATGAAGGCGTTTGATATAGTCGAACAGCAATGAAAACAGAAACCGCCCCGATTGAATCGCTTCTTCCTGACCCGTCAAATGTCCGTGAACACGATGGACGAAACATTGATGCAATCAAAGCCAGCCTGTTGAGGTTCGGGCAACAGAAGCCCATCGTTGTTGATTCTGATGGGGTTGTGATTGCTGGCAACGGAACCTTCGGGGCTGCGAAGATGTTGGGTTGGACATCCCTTGAAGTTGTGCGAACAGAATTGGCAGGAGCTGAAGCGGTCGCGTATGCCATTGCAGACAACCGCACGGCTGAACTCGCTGATTGGGACGAAACCGCTCTTGCGCTTGTGCTTGAACAACTCACCACGGAAGATGGGCAACTCGAAGCTGCAGGATTTACCGAAGAGGAACTTGGTCAGATGATTACCAGACTTGATCCGACTGGTGGCGAGTTCCCCGACCTTCCAGAACGGGGTCTAAGGTCGGTCACCCTAGTGATGACGCACGAGGACGGGGAGGATTTCGACCGGGTGATTGCTCAGTTGCCAGGCAAAGACCAAGGCGCAAAGGTTGCGCAGATGTCAAGGGATTGGGAAGCGTGGAAGAGATAAGCGTCAAAGACTTGGTAATTCAGCCCATCCCCTCGCGCCGCGCCTCGGCGTTCGTGAAGAAACACCACTATTCAGGGAAGGTCGTTAGCTCGTCATGGCTTCACTTGGGCGTTTTCGGGAATGGGATTCTTGGTGGGGTAATGAGTTTTGGAACCCCTATCGACAAAAGGCACACCATCAAAATTGTAAGAAATACCGCCTGGAGGGGAATGTGGGAGTTGAATCGGATGGCGTTCGCCGACTGGCTGCCAAGGAACTCAGAAAGCCGGGCCTTGGCCGTTGCCTTCCGCATAATTAAAAGGGAATACCCGGAAATCGAATGGATACTATCCTTCTCGGACGGATGTCAATGCGGTGATGGAACCATATACCGGGCCTCCGGGTTTCACCTTTTGAGGGTAAGAAAGAATCTGACTCAATGGGTTCTTGAGGATGGAACAGTTCTCGCACAAAAGACGGCCACCAATGCCGGATATCTTGCAAGCGGCAGGGTGCAACTTGCCGACCTGAAAAAGCAGGGCCGGGCCGAGTTGATGGAGGGCTTTATGCTGATGTATATAAAACCGCTAAACGACTCGGTTGTTGGACGGCTCACCATTGACCCCCTGCCTTATTCTGAGATTGACCGCCTTGGCGCGGGAATGTATAAGGGGGACAGGAAGCCTCGCAAGCATTGTGGCGATGCGCCGCCCATCCAGGGTGGAGAGAGCGGTTCAATTCCGACTGCGAGGCTCCAACCCGAAACGGATGGCGAACACGGGGCAGCAACCAGATAGAATCGGAAACGAATAAAACGCAAACGAAGCGCAATGGCAAACCCGAACCCCGCACCCGAACACCGATTCAAGAAAGGCAATCAAGCCGCGAAAGGTCATGGTCGCCCGTTGGGGTCGTTGGGATTCTCCAACCGACTGAAGAAAATCCTTCTAAATGAAACGGCAAGCGGGAAGAAGGTGATCGACTTGCTGACTGAAAAGCTGATTGCAGAAACGCTCAAGAATCCCGCGAAGATGTGGCCGTTTCTGCGGGACATGATTGAACGCGATGAGGGGAAGGTTTCAGACAAGATAGAAGTCAGCAGCAACCCGCAGAACTTGGTTGATATGTTGAAAGCATTAGATGCCGAAGGGGAAAGCGGTGGGGCTTCAAATCGAAACTGATGGGCGGGATTGGGAAGGATTTGCCCTGCGGCGGTTCGAGATTTGGCAGCAATCGCCCGAAACTTGGGCGCGGGAAGTCTTAGGCGTAGAACTTACAGAACCGCAGAACAGGTTCGCGCAATCAGTCGTTGTAAACAAACGCACCGTCGTCCGATCTGCGAACGGAATGGGCAAGACTCATGGCGCGGCTGTTCTTCTGCTTTGGTTTGTTTCAACTCGGAAGGGGATTGTCATTTCTACCGCCCCAACTTGGAGCCATGTCAAACACCGACTTTGGGGCGAAGTCGCCAAGCTATACCGTTCTGCCAAAATGCCGCTAGGTGGCGAGTTCCTGCCCGATGGCTGCCGTTGGAAGTTGGGCGAATATTGGGAAGCGTTTGGGCTTTCAACAAACGAGGAATCAAACTTTCAGGGCGGTCACGCTGAACACCTTTTGATTTTGTTCGATGAAGCGCAGGGGGTCGCGCCGAAGATTTGGGAAGCGGCTGAATCTATGATGGTCGGCGGGCAAGCCCGTTGGCTGGCGATTGGAAACCCGCTTGAACCAAGGGGCGACTTCCACAAATGTTTTCAGAAACCTGACGAATGGAGTCCCGTCACCTTGTCAGCCCTGGAGCATCCGAACTATTTGGCCGATGCCGAAGTTATTCCAGGGGCTGTGACGAAAACTTGGATTGAGGAACGCCGCTTGGCGTGGGGTGAAAACGACCCGCGATTTCAGGCGCGTATTCTTGGAGAATTCCCCGCGCACGGGAATGACCGCGTTGTGCCAAACGCTTTTCTTGAACGGGCGGAAAACAATCATGCGAGGGACGAAGGCGAGGGCGTTCACTTGGGCGTAGATGTTGCCCGCTTTGGTTCTGACGAAACGGTTTTGGTCGTGATGCGTGACGGTGTTCTTGAATCGGAAGAAAGGTTGGCTGGAAAAGATGGCCTTGAAGTTGCGGGCGCGGTTCAGGTGTTGGCGAAGAAGGTGGGCATTGAACGCAAAGATGCGAAGACCAGGGTTCACATTGACCCGATTGGCGTTGGTGCTTCGGTGATAGATTCATTGAAAGCGGCGGGTTGGCGATGCGACCCCGTAAATTTCGCCGAGCGTCCCCGTGGAACATACAAAGCCGAATGCGGGGACATGGCGTTTTCGAATACCCGTGCCGAACTTTGGTGGGCATCGCGGGAGCTGTTACGGTTGAACCGCTTACGAATCCCACGCCGCTTCGGACAGACTTGGGAAGAACTAAGCGAACCAGGATACACTTACGATTCGAAGGGGCGGTTGGTGGTCGAGGCGAAAGATAAGATTAAAGCTAGACTAGGACGAAGCCCTGACGGTGCAGATGCCGTTTGTCTTGCATTGGCAAGGACGGGGTTAGGTGCAAACATCTTCATTTAGAACAGGCGAAAATGGGAATCTTCAACTTTAGACGGAACAGGAATCACACGCGGGCTTCAACCTTCGGGCTTTGGAGCCGCGACCAGATCGTTCCGAAAAACGCGCAAATCAAAAACCCATTTTCGCAACACCCCTACGCGCACGGGGCGATTCGGTTGGCGGGTCAAATGTTGGGCGGCGTTCCGTTTCAGATGGTGCGCGAAGATGTCAGCCAACGGTCAGCGATTGCCGACGCGCAAACCCGCGCAGAACTTGAGCTTGCCCTTCGCAAGAACCGCGCCCTTCAAGACCTGAATCCCACCCGCGTTCGAGCGTCTGACCGACCCGTTCAAAAGGTTCCAGGGTCTAAATTCACGGGGGTATTTGAAACGGTGAACCCGCAAATGGCGCGGGCTGAACTTTGGCAAAGCGTTGTTTCTCACTTACTGACAGACGGGAACGCAATCGTTCTTTGGATGGGCGGCGCGGCGAAGGTCATGGATGAACGCACAGTTCCAACGGAAGCCTATGTCTATGGGCGAAGCGGTTGGGAATTTGACGAAAACAAACAAGAATGGTCAATTCGAACGGGGTCAGGCATTGCAAGCAAATCCGAAATATATCCCGCCTGGCAGATCACGCACTTCCGTTTGTATTCGCCTGACTCGCCGTTTTGGGGCGCGTCCCCATTGTTGGCAGCAACTGAAAAGATGAATCAGGATATGCTTGCCGACGGTTGGAATTCTGCGTTTCTTCAAAACGGTGCAGAACCTGGCGGCATATTGAAAAGCGGGAATGACTTGAGCAGAGAAGATGCTGATCGATTGCGAACGATTTGGGAAAGCCGCCACCAAGGGTCGGGCAATAAAGGCAAAACCGCAATCCTGACCGACGGGCTTGATTATGACAGGAACCCAACCACGCACAGGGACATGGAATTCAGCGAGATGGTCAGGGCCAACAGAGAAGCAATCCTAGCGGCCCTATTGGTTCACAAGGCCGCGCTTGGCGTTACCGACCAGCTGAACAGAGCGACCATTACAGAGGCCCGTAGGATGGTCTGGACGAACCTATTGCTGCCAATGGCGGCATATATTGAGGACAGGTTATTCACATCCCTGTTCAGCCGCTTCGATGCGGGGCGGGAGTTTGGCGCGTTCGATATATCAGGAGTTCCAGAATTACAAGGCGACATGAACGCCAAGGCGCAGACCGCCGAAATATTGACGCGGATTGGTGTGCCGCTAAACGATGCCGCGCAAATGCTCGGCTTGCCCTTGCCATCCTATGATTGGGGCGAACAAGCATATGCCAGCGCGTCACTTGTTCCGTTCGACCAACTGAAAGACCCGTTCAAAGGATTGGATGAACCTGAACCCGCACGGGGCGAAGATTCAGAAACGAGGGCTGCGCAGGGGCGCGAAGAATCAGAAGCCGATCCCCGCTGGTCGGATTGGTGGCGCAAAGTCGGCGAGAAAACCGAGAAGCGTTTTCAATCTGCGATGCGTCGAGTCATCTTCGAAATGAGAAAAGACCAGCTTCAACGGTTGGAAGAAGAGCGGTCAAGCCGCACACCGATGACCGTGGACGATATTGCGCGGATTCTGTTCGACGCTGATCGTTGGGGAAAGGCAACGGCGAACGCTGCCCGCCCGCTTTACCAGAAAACATTCCAAGATTCTGTTCGCCAATTGAACGAAGAATTGGCGGCTAACGGTTTGCCCGAAATAGCATTAGGCGGCGATGGGACTGGCCCGTTCGCCATATCAGACAAAGCGGTTTTGGAATTCCTTGAGCGGAAGGAGAAGAAAATCAAGAAGGTTGCCAAAACGATTCAGGACGAAGTAGGGAAACAACTACGGGCAGGGGTTGCAGACGGGGAGACAATCCCGCAACTTGCTGCAAGGGTTCGAACAGCGTTCAACGGTGCGGCACAACCTGCGAGAACTTTGAGAATTGCCCGAACGGAAACGACATCAGCCGCAAACGGGGTTCGTTTCATGGGGATGAAAGTCGCGGGCGTTCGCGAAAAGCAATGGATAGCCGCACCCGATGCAAGAGACACCCACCAAGCGGCATCTTTCGAACCGCCCATCAAATTCGGCGAACGATTTGGGAACGGTTTACTTCATCCTGGCGACCCCGCTGGCGATGCTTCTGAGGTCGTGAACTGCCGCTGCACCCTCGTTGCAGGGTTTATTGACCCCGCAGATGTCCCGCCAGCCATACAACCCGAATAGAACAATGAACGAAATCGACGAACTTCTGGAACTCTTGAACAAACGCTTTGACCGCGTAGAACAAAACGACAGCGGTGAAATACGCGCTTTCCATTTCAACGCAGTCCCAACCCCCGTGCTTTCTGATATGCCTTTGCAAGAAATGCGCGAAGCTGCCTTGGGCCTTGGCGTTCCCGCACCCGATTCGGGCTTGCCTGGGGCGTGGGACGATGACCGCGACCCTTCGCGGGTGATTGTTGTTCCGTTTACAGATGAATCGTTGGACACCTACGGCACGGCGTTCGATGCGGGCGGATGGGATTTCCGCCGCTACAAGAAGAACCCCGTTGTTTTCTTCTCGCACGAATCCGACCGTTTGCCGATTGGCTTGGGTCTGAAACTGGAACAAAGCCCGATTGTTGGCAAGGACGGGAAAACCCGCAACGGGTGGAAACTTCACGCCCTGCTTTCAGGCTCTGACTTGAATCCCGATGCTGAACCAATCTTGAAGAATTGGATGGCGGGAAGATTTCGCGGGTCATCAGTTGGGTTCAGACCTATCAAAATGGAACCCGCCAGCGACGAAGAGCGAACACGAATGAACATTGGAGAAAAGGAAGAAGCATACATTATTCGCGAAGCCGAGCTGCTTGAGATCAGCCTGGTTCCCGTGCCTTCAAATGCGTCAGCCCTCGCCCGTTCAATCAAGAACGAAGAGCGCGAAACAGAACAGGAAACAACGGAAGAAACAGCCGATGTTGTTGAAGATGTTCGGGCGGGCGCAAATTGGGACATCACCCGAACCGAAGAAAGCGGGGATGTCCTCGCAATAAGAATCCGCCGCACAGTTGAGGACGCACCCCTAGACGGCAGCGGATCTAGTGGGAATCCAACCCACACATCCCCAAGCACGAAGGCGGTGGACAATGAAGCCCGCGCCCTGCATGATATGCTTGCCGAATGTCGAGAACTTCTAGACGAACTGAAGGGC